CTCCTTGTATGGGTTTTCGCTTGTATATTGCGGGAAGTCGCATTCCTAGTCTTTCCATCCGGCTGCGTAGCCTTCCTGCCATGCCTTGCGGCGTTCGTGTTCCAACCATTCACGGCTGTACATAGTTTCCGGTTCGTCGTGTTTCATGATTTCTCCTTGTTGAGTTGTTTCGCCATCTGGCAGGCTCGTTGGTCTGGTGTGGCGGTTTCCTTGTTTCGTCCGAGCGCCTGTAGCACGTGTTCGCACTGCCACGTGTGTATGTGTGGTTTCGAGGGTGGTATGCCGCTCATGTTGGCCCTGCGTTGACACCAGCCTTTCCAGAGTCGTGTCCAGTCGTTGACGGTGCGTGTCTCGCCGTAGTGGCGAGCGGCGAAGGCATTCCACGCGTCCGACAGGTCGAGATTCGGGTAATCGCGGATTATGGCGGCATTGGCGTGGGCTTTCTCCCTGACCAGCTCGAAGTCGTTCAGCCCGATTTCTTTGGATGAAGAAGAATATTCTTCTTCATCTTTCTTTTGGGTTCTGGTGTTCTGGTGTTCTGGTGTTTGTCCCGATGTCACACGCATGTCACGCTGTGACACTGCCGTGACACTGCTGTGACCACCACGTGACCTGCTCTTGCGTTCCTTCGCGTCGGCGCGGGCGTGCAATACCTGCTCTTTGGTGCGGTTGTGCTCGGTGTAGTCGTGGATCAGCCAGCCTTCGTCAACCGCTTCGAGCATTCCGACATCGCACAGTGCGTTGACCTGCTCGCCCGTGGCGCCGATGACATAGAGCATGGCGCGGCGCGGCACGAATCCGTCCGTGAGATGGTCGCCGCAATACGTCAAAGCCATGCAGAAGACTCCAACAGCGTCCATGCGTCCGCTGCGGGCCAGTTCCTGCACCTTCTCGTTAGCGTAGAATTCGTTCACGAGCTGCACGTAGCCGCGTCTGGCCATCGCCTAATCTCCTCTTGTGATTCCGTTATATTCCATCCAGATTGCTTCCTGCCGTGGCGTGGTGCAGGGCAGGTCGGTGTAGTTAGTGTTCGCCCAGCCGCTGCCGACGTGCGGCTTGGCCATGATGTCCAATGCTTCCGCGATCTCCACCAAGTCCGGTGGTGGGTCGAGCGTCACCATGACATGCCGTCCATTACGGCTTGCTTCGCGTCCACCAGCCGGTACCCGCAGTAAGGGCAGGTGACGTAATAGCTGCCCACCGTCTCGCCGCAGTGGGCGCACTCGACATATCGGATTGCCTTGCTCATTCGTTTACCGCCTTCCGTGCGATTTCGAGCATTTCCTTGGCCTGTCTGATATATTCCTCCTGGAAGCCGGGAATCTCACCGGCATAATTCCATGCGTCATCTTCGTCCTTCGCCACACAGTCGCTTTCGATGCCATCCCACTTCTTGCAGCTTCGCCATAGCAAGCGTTTTGCCACGGCCTCCACCTCAACGTCAGACGGTGGCGCTTCGCGGCCTCGCAGGTAAGCTTCCTGCAAATCGTCCGTGTCGCAGTAGAACTTTTCCTTGACATGCGTTCCATCCCAATAGCGGGTTGGGTACACCCTCTCCGCTTCATCCTCTGCGATACTCATTTCTTCCTCCTGAAGTACTTGTATTCATCGTGATGGAACAGGAACAGGTGAAGTCTCCACACCTTGACTGCCAACAGGCCCTTGAGTGTGATCGCATACCCGCCATGGACACGCTTCATGAGCTTCCTATCGGCCAATGATTCAAGTATTCGGGGAAGCTCTTGGTTCCCTTTTTGTTGCCAGATGTAGCTCATCCCCTCAGCGATATACAGGCAACACATGTCCTTGTCGTATTGACTAATCATCATTAGCCTCCCTCTCAAGGATGTAGACGTTCGTCGCTGCGACGGCGTTATCACGCAATTCCGTTGGCGGCATGGTATCCACCCGCAGAATCTGCCAACCCTCGTTCAGCAACTCTTCAAACGCACCCATATTCATCAAGGTGCGTTTACAGCCGTAATCACTCCAAAAAAGTGGGCAAACCTTGTACCGTTTACTCATTTCGCGTCCTCGTTTTGATTTGGCACTTCGGACAGCATGGAGCCGCTGTAGCCGAGCATGGAACGGCAGTGGTCAGCTGTCTTTCCGTATGCGTCGATTTGCCCCTTCACGACACCGTATGCGGTCGTGTCACGCTGCATCAGAAGAGCGTTTGCAAGCCTCAAGCCATCAATCTCAAGCTGCTCGCACCAGTCGATGATCTCTTGCAGTGTCTTGTCTTTCTCAGTCACGTTCGTCGCCATGATTAGTGTTCTTCCTCTTCGATTCGGATTGTGATGTGGTAGACGCCTTTTTCGGTGCTTGGCTCGCCTAGCCTGTAGTCCGGGCCGACCACGTATCTGGCGTTATCGTCCGGCCAGAAATCGGCTTGTGTGATGGCGTCCAAGATTGCCTTGACCATCGGCGCCGCGTTCTCGGGGTCGAATCTGCCGTGTGTCAATGGGTGGATGATGGCGGTCACGTGCACCGGCCATTTGGCGGGCGGCTTGAGTTTGCCGCTGTTGATGAGACTGCGGTAGGTGAGGTAGGCGCATCTTTTCACGACGCTGGTGCGCCGGTATTTCGCCCGCCAGTCTCCACGCTTGTTCTGGGTCCACCAGTAGGCCTTCTGCACGTCGATGGTGGTTTCCTGCGTCATTCGTCCTCCAAAATCCAAATGTCGGCATCGCCAATGTCCGCGTAATGGTCTTCGCTTTCGGCCTCACATTCGGGGCATGGAATGGGGCGCGCCGGATACAGCGCGCACCCATGTTTGGGACAGACCGGCAGCACGTCCGGTGACTCAATCCATTCGCGCATCAGAAATCAGGCTCTCCAGCCGGAGCGCCCCACGGATCATCGGCAGGAGCCTGCGACTGCTGTTGTGCCTGCTGCGGCTGCTGATAGCCGCCGCCATTGGCGTTGCCTTGGTATCCGCCTGACTGCATCTTCTGCACCTGCGCCGTCGCATACTTGAGCGACGGTCCGATCTCGTCAACCTGCAACTCGATCACAGTGCGGTTGGAACCGTCCTGCGCCTGATAGGAACGCTGCTGCAGCCTGCCCTGGGCGATGACGCGCATTCCCTTGCGGAGCGATTGGGCGCAATGCGTGGCGAGGTCGCGCCAAGCGGTGCAGCGCATGAACAAAGCGTCGCCGTCCTCCCACTGGTTGGCCTGGCTGTTGTATACGCGCGGCGTGGCCGCGATGCTGAAATTCGCCACCGTGGCACCATTGCGGGTCGTGCGCATCTCCGGATCTGCGGTCAGATTGCCAATGATCGTGATAACAGTCTCTCCGGCCATCACTCGGCCTCCTTCACTTCAGTCTGCTGCCCGGCTTCAACGTCCGGCTCCATGACCTCGGCGGTCACGTCATCAGCTCCATCATCGCCATTGTCATCAAGCACCGGCTGGAACACGTCGCCGTAATCCGGCGTGGTGTCATCGCTGGCGGCGGCGGTCTGCGCCTGCACCGTCAACGGCAGATAAGGCGCCGCGCGGCGGATGGCGGTCTTCTTGGCCATGGCCTCGTAATCTGTCTTCCACGGGCCGAAATTGCCGCTCTTGCTACGCGCCCTCGCCTGCTCGATCTCCTGACGGTTCAGGACGAGGAAGTAGTGGCCGCCGTCCTTGAAATGCGCGACCATGTACACGTGGGTCAGTTCGCCGGGGTTGGCGCATGGCACGTGGTGCAGATCCTCGTTCAATCCGTAGCTGTAGGAGAATTCGTCTCCCTGGTGTACGGCTCGGGCGCTGATGTCCACGAGCTGGCCGCTACGTCGCGCCAAATCGATCATGCCACGATAGCCCATGATGAACGTGGCTTCCATGCCGCCGGACTTCTTGTTGTAAAAGGGCAGCACGTAGGCGCGTCCCAATCCATCCACGTTGGACGGCTCAAGCCCCAAGGCCGAGCAGGTCATGAAGCAGGAAAGCACGCTCTGCGGCGAGCATTCCGCCAGTTTCGGCGTCTTGTTGATGGCGCTGACGCACATCTGGTAGAGGCGGTCGGGGCTGATGTTGTTGCCGACCACGCTGGCGATGCGCGGCCAGCTTTTCTTCATCAGCATCTGGAGGTTCTTCTTCGGCGTCATTTCGACCATCTGCCGGCCCTGCGCCTGCTGTGCGATTGCTCCCATGATTATTGCTCCTTTTCTTCGATGGATTTGAATGCGAATTTGCGGTATGTCGTGGCTTTGACGGTGTATTCCTTACGGGTCGTCGGCCTGTAGGTGGCTTGGAGGTTGCCGCAGCGGACGCCCGAATGCGAACCGATGCGCACGATGATCTGCTCCTGCAATTCCTTCTGCATGGCCTTCAGATCCTTCATCATGCCGGTGGCGCTCTCGTATCTGGCGAGCAGGACGTAGAGGTCGTCATCGTCGCTTTCGTCCACGATGTCTGGCGTCGGCTCGGGGAACGCCTTCTGCACGTCCCCGCCGGTCAACTGCGGCGGCGTGCCCGTGATGACGAAATGCCAGAAATCGGTCGCGGCCTTGTCGATCGCGGCCATATCCTCCACGTCAGCCTCGAATGGAATCTCTACCGGCTCATCGTCCCCGATGGCGGCGTAAACGTAGCCCCATGTCCAGCCGGTGACGAGCGCGTAGAATTCGACCTGAGCGAGATAGTAAGGCGGAATACGGAGGTTTCCGTCCTCGTCATGCCAGTCCCCCGCCCGACGACCACCCGCCGTCTTGATCTCAAGAATTCCAAAGCTGCCGTCCTCCCTTTGCAGGATGCCGTCGAGAGAGGCACGCAGGTACGGCTTCTCCCGGCTGATGAATTGCTTGTCCGTACCGTCCGTGACCAGCATTTCGGGATGTGCCGCGCGGAATCGCTTCCTCAATTCGTTTTCCAGGGCATTGCCCTTGACGATCGCCCACTTGTCGGAAATGTCCTCCGGCTCCACGCGACCCGTCTTCTCCAGCCACAATTCGTAAGGCGTTTTGAAAGCGTTAAGGCCGAGAATCGTGCTCATATCCGAGCCGCCCACACCCGCCTTACGGCTCTTCAGCCAAGCGAGCTCACGTTCCGTCTTCTTGCACTGCTTGAAGCGCTCGACCGTGTAGCGTTCCGTGTCCTTGAGGGGGATACGCTTCATTTCAGGCTCCCTGCTGATTGCTTGGCTTGTTTATGTCTGCTTTGATGATGTCGGCGTCGAAATAATTGACCAGGAGATTGGCGATGCCCAACGCGGACGTCCTGAGCTTGACGGTTTCCGCCAAGGACTCTGGCTTGATGGTGAAAACGCCACTCTCGCTATCGAATTTGAGTCTCATTTTGCGTCCTTCGAGTAATTGGCCTTGATGTCCATCAATTCGCCGGTGAGCAGTTTCGTGGCGAAGCCGTAAACCACCTTGTCGTTGGCTTGGAACGCGGTGCGCTGCAAGGCGCTCACCGCGTCGAAGATGCCGACCAAGGCGTTTGCGATGATGATGCGCGGTTCTTCCGGCTTGGCTTCCGGCTTCTGTTCCTGGACTGTGGTGGTCATGGTTTCTTTCTTCTTTCCGGTTGTGGTGGTTTTGCGTGTTTTGCGGGGGGAATGCTGGTCGAAGGCCGGTAGCAGTCCTTCCTTGCGGAGTTGGCTGATGATGTTGCCGGCTGTTTTCTGGCTTATGCCGAGCGCTTCGGCGGTTTCCTTGCCGTCGAACGGTTGGCCTTGGTCGATGCGTTTTTTGCAGTGCGCGAGGATGAGGTCTCGTTTCGACGGTTCCGCCTGTTCCGCCGGTTTCGGCGTGGGATCGCTGACGGCCTGATAGTCGGCAAGGATGTCTTCATGCGGCTTCTCCGGCTCTGGCGGTAGGTCTTGCTTGGCAAGTCCGGCCTTGCGCAGGGCCCGCATTTCGCCGATCTGGAGTCCAGCTTCGCCGGACTCGTCGTAAATGCTTTTGAGCTCTCGGAGCTCGTCACTGCTGTATTCGTGTTTCAATGGTTTCCTTTCCTGAGTCTTTCGATCAGATGACGGTTTTGTCTGATGAATTCGTCCACGTCGATTCCTTGCTGCGTGAGGGTCGGATTGTTGTCGCCGAAGCGTGCTTTCCCGTCGCTTTTGACGTTTGGACTGCTTTGGATCCGTGTCACTAAGACGAACGTGCCGTTTTTCATCTCGCCACCGTTCTTCGGTATTCGTGTGCCAGAGCCCACCGTTCCGCGATTTGACGTTGGTATCTGACTTTGCGCCTGTCCTGATGGCCTTCCGGTGGTTCCACGCCGATTTTCACGTATGGCGGGCCTTTGCCTGTGCTTCGCCAGTTCGCCAGGGTGCGCGTGCTCATGCCGAGCATGTCCGCCAGCTCGCTTGGTGTGAGAAGGTCACTCATGGCCGGCGTCCTGAAGATTCCCATTGTGGTCGATGTAGAGGCCGTCAACCATTTCCACGGTGTCGCTGCCGCCGCGTTCGATATGCCTTTTGAGCGCAACGTCGAGGGACTGGCATGCGATTCGGGCTGCGAGTGCGGTTATTCCGCCGAGTCTGTCGCCGGGCGGGTGAACGCTGCATACCAGATCATCGGATGCGTCTAACGGCATGATGAATTCGCCGATGATCGAGTTGGTGGCGTTCTCGTTTCCAATGCATTCGGCCGAGAGTGTGAATCTCAGCGTCCTGCTCTTCTCGCTGTTCATTGTTGTCCTTTTGCTCATTGTGGCTCCTTGACGTGTTGACGTTGCGTGCCCCACCCTGACGAGTGGATGGGGCTGAGTGGCTGGCACTGGAGTCGAACCAGTGCCGTCCGTGGATTCCGAGCGCCACTTTGACTGTTGGAACACGACCTGAACGTGTTCACGGCCGGTGGCGTGGCCGACGGTGACTGAAGCCGTCAGGCGGTTTTTTGAAGGGTTGCAAGCACCGGGGTGCCTGCGTTTTTGATAGAGAGAGAGAAGAGATTGGAATCCTTGGGCGGGCGAACCGTCGCCCAGCCGAATGCGCCGACAGTGTATGTACGGCAGAGAGATGGTCGGCGCGTGGATAATATCGATATTCAGTTATGGTTCCCGCTGGCTGGCGGTTGAACGTGGGTGTCCTGCGGAACAATCCGATTGGGTTGTTTGTTGGGACTGCCGGCCAGTGGGAAGTCTTTTAGTCGCGTGGCGCGAATCTGACGATCAGCCACAGTCCGGCCAGCAGGTAGATGGCTTCGACCATGAGCGCCATCACGGTGTCACCGTCATGCCAGGTGAGCATGAGTGTGGATGTGACGATGAGGGCGACCACCGCGAGGGCGAATTTGACGCGTCGGAGCGGGTAGTTCGGCTTCTTCCGCTTCTTCATGTCTTCAAGCCAGTAATCATGGTCAGTCATCGTCGCTCCCAGTGTTCACTCGCTTGAGTGGGAATGCTTCAGGCGGGAGCTGGGCGCAGACTTCCGGCCACTTTGCATACTGTCTATCGCCATTCCAGATGCACTTAGCAAAGTTATCCCATGTGCGCGCCGACCAGTCATCATCGACGTCCTTAAGCAGGAGCCGACCATCATTCGCGGTGACATAGAAGCCCCACTCCTTCGGCTCTTCAGGCAGTGGCTTCTGTTCGGCTGACTTGTCGAGTTCCGTGAGTTGGTTGAGCAGGTGGTTGGTTTTCTCTTCGTCGTGGTCCTTGCACGCCGTGATGAGGTCTTCGATGATTTTTTCTCGCTGTTGGAAGATGTTCATTTCTTGTCCTTCTTCTGGTTGAGTTCTTCGAGTGTTCGTCCGATTTCGCGGCGGAGGTTCATGAGGTCGGTTTTGTTGAGCATGTGTTCCTGGTATCCGCCTGCCATGTCGAATCTGAGTCCGATGAGGCAGCTGTGGTCACTGCTGTGCGTGCCGTCCTCGATGATTCGCAGTTCGAATGATTGGCTCATCGCATGTTCCCTAGGTCGTCGTTGAGCGTGTAGGCGAAGTTGTCGAGGGTGCTTTCAGGGATGTCCGCAAGGACTTCCTCGCCGTCCGCGTGGAGCTCGATGAGTTGGCCGCTCTTGTCTTCCTGGATGCGGATGGCGTAGCCGGTGGTGCCGATGAGTTCGATTCTTGGTTTCATGGTTTTCCTCGATTCCGGTGGTGCCGGAGGGTTAAGCAACTGGCTCATGTTCGGTTTCCTTAGGCTTTGAATTGTTTGATGCTGTCAATCGGCTGGATGAGGAGCATGACGAGGGTTTCCGATTCCATGTCGAGCATGGATGCCGCTTTTTCGATTTCATCCGTCGAGAGTGGCGTGCGGCCTTTGAGCCTGTTGTTTACGGCTCTGATTTCGAGGCCCCATGCTTTTGCTAGGTCTTTCGGTGTCTTGTCGTGTCTGGCGAGTTCCGCTTTGAGGTTTCTGCTGGCTGTTTCCGTCAGACCGGCCATTCATCCTCCTCGATTCCCTGCTTGGTGAGGCAGGCGCGCCAGTCGTGCCAGCCGGGGCCGCGCATGTGGCCGCACGGGTAGTGGTCGGGGGTCTTGGTCTTCTTGGTGCTCAACATCTCGTTTTTCCTTTCGACGGTTTTTACTCTACGCAAATTCGTAGTTTAAACCTATGAATTTGCATAGTTCTTTACAATTTGTACACAATGACTACGTAATTGGCTATAATGGAGGCATGGGTATGAGAGCAAACGAAGTGACCGCATTCGCAAAACAGGTCATGCGAGAATGCGTCAGACTTCAAAAAGCCAGTGGCATGACCGTCAAGGATTTCGCCAAGGCCTGCGGCTTCGGCGAGGACTACTGGTATAAACGCCAGAACTTCACGCGCCCGCTCAATCTGAGTGATTTGGAGCGCATCAGCGAGGTGACGGGCGTATCCATCGGAGATATCGTGATGGACTCCAAACGTCATGCGGTCGAAGCCGCCGAGAGGAAAGCGCAGGCAGGCGGTTATGGTCTTGCCGCCTATAACGCTCAGGGCAAGCAGGAGGCCATTAATGGAGAGGCTGGGCCGGATTACGACGAGCCTGCCTGACCTGCCGATCGACCGGCGCATGACCTACGGTGCCATGCGCCGCGCGATTGTCGGACTGCCTGTCACCGTGTCCAGCGCCATCCTGCCGGACGGACTATGGGGCTGCTATGATGACGAAACCCGCGTCATCCTCATCGATCGTCGACTCACGTATACGGCCAAACGCTGCACCCTCGTACACGAGCTGCTGCATTGGCAGCATGGCGACACCGGCTGTTCAAACGATCGTTCGAAGCAGGAGCGACGGGCGCGAACGCAGACCGCCCTCACGCTCGTCGATCCTGCTGAGCTTGCATTGCTCGAACACATGTACGACGATGACCTATGGTCGATAGCAGACGAGCTGAACGTGACCATGCAGGTGCTTGCGGACTACCAAGCCACGCTCAACACCTCACCTAACGGACGAATCACCTTTAGCGATACCAAAGAAAAGGTTTTCAATGCGTAAAAAAATCATTGCCATCACAGCTGCAACGCTTCTCCTGGCGACGGCCTGTAGCTGCGGAAGCCAGCAGGAGCCGGATTCCACGACGGCCAAGACGCCGGACGTCAGCACGCAGCAGTCGAAGCCACAACAACAGGAAGACGAGAAGACGGCGCAGAGCTTTGTGGACGAGTTCAACGCGAACTCCTCGACGCAGATAACCGACGTCGAGAAATTCACGCCGAGCGATTCGACCGGCCCCTATTATCGGACGGAGTATCGCACCGGCGCTTTCTCCACCGCAGACGCTCTCCACGGGAGACTGGGCCAATCGTCAGTGGACGTGCTGGTCTACGGGGCAGTGCTCGGATACGGGGAGAACGATATGATCCGCGTCTACGTCGATGGGCCACATGATGAGATCGACAGCGTATTCCCCATCATGGCGAAGATTCTTGACCCGTCGCTTTCCGATCAGGACATCCAAAGTCAGATGGCGAAGGAGTATCCGTCCAACGATCTGCTTTACGCCGATACGCATGAGTTGATCGAGCGGGCTTATGTCGATGGCGATCATGCGTTTCTCGATGCAAAAATCGGCTAGGCGCTCTTGAAAAGAATGTACAGATGATTCCGTGCCAACATGATGAACTCGACATAACGACACAAGTCCTCGGAGACTTCCGGCAAGTCATGGCCGAGCGTGTCAGCATCGTCTGAAGCATAGAATCAGAGGAAAGCAAAGGAGAATGATCATGGCGAAGCGACCACAGCCCGCGCCGGGCGCGATCTACGAGTGCGAAAGGCTTGACGATCCGTTGTTTATGGGTATCCGCCTGTATGCGAATCGGCTGGAATTGGATGTCTGCACGACGTATCTGCACCGGTATAAGAAGACCGAAGCCTACAAGGTGAGCGACCTGCAAGGGGTGACGATTAAGAAGCGCACCGTCACATGGAAGTACAGCGCGCTGCGCTCACTACCTTTGGAATTCAAGAGGGCCGAGGACGCGCAGGAATTCTACAATGCCGTGAACAGCCTCTGATAGCATGAAGCCCCACGATTGTGGGGCTTTTATATTGCCTTATAAGCCTTTATAAGTCTTTATAAAGCTTATATCCGCTTCAAATGCTCGAAGATTTGCGCTGTCTGTGCAGCATCGTCGGCGGCACGATGACGCTCGGTCTTGGCGATGCCGAAGTAGCGGATGAGGTCTACCACGCGATGATGGTCGAGCTGCGGCAGCAATGCCTGGGATAATTCCATCGTGTCATAAAAGCTCACGTCCGGCATTCCGGCGCCCACTCTTTCGGCTTCGCGGGCGATGACCGGCAGGTCGAAGCGCCGGATATTGTGGCCTATCCAAGTGTCACGCCCACAGAAAGCGTAGAATCTTGGCAATGCCTTGTCGATGGTGGGCTGGTGTCGCACGTCCCGATCAGTGATGCCGGTGATCTGCGTGACCTTGGCTGGAATCGGAATCTGGGGATTGACGAGCTGGCTGTATGACGCGACTTTGCGCCCGTGCCTGATTCTCACGGCTCCCAATTCGATGATTCGAGCGCTTCTGCCTAATCCTGTGGTTTCGATGTCGATTGCCACGTAATCGTCATAATCGGCTTCCACGACGTTCCCACGCTCCGTGTCGGCCGCCTCTGCCGCCTGCGTTGCCGTGGCGTCCGATGGGGCTTCCGGCGATGATTTAGACGTATTGGCGCCGCCCTTGAATTTGCCGAAAAGGTAGATGGCCGCAACGATGAATATTAAAGCGACGACGATTCTCGTGCCTATGCTCGTATCGCCCATGTCCCCGAAAAGTCCGGTCCATGCGGCGCATATGCAGACGATGGCCCAGAAAAGATACCTGATTTTCATTGCCTCCCCTTCCTTCTCTCTGCTTCAAGCTACCACAGATGGGGGAATTGGCACGTTCCGATTCTTCCTTTCTTCGGCACATTGCCCCTATAAAAAGAATGTCACCAATCTATATATTACTTATATAGATGGTACATATAAGTATTGGTTGCGGTATTTATACGTACTGCTAGTTGGTACTTATTTGTCTACTGCCAATGGTACAAATAAGTACAGGTAAAGAAAACCCCTCCGGCGCTGTCACACCGAAGGGGATGAAGAAAAGCGCGAGCATTTCTCCACTTGCCAATTTACCAGCAGGTGGGGAGGAAAGACATGGAAGAAATGGGCTACCGCAACTTCAACGCAATCCGTCAGCTCGGTCAAATGGGCAAGTTCTCCAAGATGAGGGCGGACGGCACTCTCTCCACAAGCAACTCAGCGCTGCTGCTGCTCACCTACATGGCCAGCGTCACCTATGACTGGGACACGGAGCGTAACTGCCCAACCGCCGACGCGCAAGCCAAGGGCTACCCATGCCGATACTACAAGCGCGGAGCCGAAACATTCGCATACGACTACGGCAAGCTAGGCATATCGCCAGAGCAGGCCATGAGCGAAGACGCCCAGGAATACATCGAAAAGCGGAAAGGCGCTGCAAACCAAGAATTCAAACGCTCAATCACCACCTTGAAGGACTGGGGCGTAATCAAGCAGCTGGAACATGCGAAGAACGGAAACCCTGCCGGATACTTGTTGCTGCTCGGTGACGATGAGGAGAATCGTGCCGTGGAACAGTGGGCGCGCCAATGCCTCGGACTGCCGATGATCTGGTGATTCCGTGCCCACATTTTGCCCACGTTTTATAGAGAAATGACGTGATTTGGAGTGAATTAGAATGAAATAGGAAAGCTTGAAAACCGTTGGAAAATAAAGGAAAACCGCCATTTCTGGCGGTTGCGAAAAGTGCCTCCAGCGGGACTCGAACCCACCGGCGAAAAGCCTCAGACACCAACCGTTTCAACGGTTCCATCGACACCTTGCGTCACGTTTGCCCACATTTTGCCCACATTCCGCGAAAAAAGCAAACCACCCATCCTCTCCGACAACTCGTCCAGATCATCATCGAAGAGATCGGCGTAAACATCCAATGTCATGGCGGCCGACTTGTGCCCCAACTGCCTTTGCACTGTCTTGACGTTCGCGCCCGACTGCACCATGAGACTAGCGGCCGTATGGCGTAGATCGTGAATCGTCATGTGGCCACGGTCCACGCCCGCGCGACGAAGAGCCACCGCGAACCACCCATCGCTTCGCGTCGGATTCCAGCCGTTGCCCATCGGCTCGTCCAAAGGCTCGCCGGGGGCGGTGAAAAGGAAATCGGACGGCCTGCGCCCCTCGCATTGCTTGGCGAGCAGCGGACGCAACACCAGGGGGAACATCACCGAGCGTCCATCATGGGTCTTCGGGTCGGTCTCCACCATCCTGCTGGAAAGACGCGTGATGCTCCTATATATATGCAGTCGACGGCGTTGCAGATCGACATCCTCGACACGGAGCGCCACGAGCTCGCCCCACCTCATGCCGCACAGGCCCAAGGTCAGCACGATCGGCTCACGCCACCCGCACTGCATCGCCACACGAGACAATTCATCGGCCGACAGATAGACATGCTTCCGCGCCTGCTTGCGCGGCAGCTCGATGCCGTCGCATGGATTGTCGTGGATGCACCGATCGGCCTTTGCCCTCTCCATGAGGCTGCGCAGGAGGTTTTCAGCACGGATGGTCACTGACGCACTGCGTCGTCCTGCCAGATCGGTGACCCACCGCTGCACTTCGTCGCGCGTGATTGACTGCATCTCCCTCATGCCCCACTGCGGCTCCACATGCACTCGCCAAGCGTCTTCCAGCGACTTGATGTAGCTTGGCTTCGCCTTGGTCTTCTTGGCGGCCAGCCACGGCTCCCAGAAGTCCTCCACGAGTCTTCTTCCGGCCTGTGGGTCGATGTAAGCTCCGACGCTTTTCGCTGTGGTCACATTGGCCGCACCCCAGGCGTCGGCGTCCATCTTGCGCTTGAAGCCACGCCTTCCGGTGGACGACCCGTCCGGCTTGCGGTAGCGCACCTCGTATCTTTTTCCGGCTTTCGTCGCGTATTGGCGGATGGTGTAGGCCATGCTGGTCTCCTTTGCTGACATGGCCAATTATAAAAGAGGCGGCCTGACTGTGCAGACCGCCTCCGCCTTGAAAGTGTCAGCAAACAAGACACGTCTCAGTATACAGGTGCGACACGCCCGAACTTGCGATGATACCGTTAGTATCATATACTTGTAATCACAAGGCAGGAAGCAATAAGGCATCCACACAATCTCAAGGAGACTGAAATGAACACCATCACCGACAAGCAGATCGCCCTCCTCAAGAAGCTCGACAAGGAGAACCCCCTCACCCACATGACCTGCACCGAATACTGCTGGCGCAAGGTCATGATGCGCACCTTCCCGGAACAAGACGTCTTCACGTTCCCGGGAATCGAAAACCTGACCAAGGCGGAAGCCAGCGAAACCATCAGCATCGCCCTTGACTTCGCGCGCTTCAACCGCCGTATCGACCGTGAGGCGAGGGCTGCGGAAATCAGCGACGGGAACATCAAGGCCGGCGATCGCGTCCGCAACAAGGTCGGCTGGACCGGCACCGTCGAATCCGTGGAAGGCGCAGTTGTCTACGTCAAGCTCGATGACGGCCAGACCAAGAAGTTCGGCGCGAAGTTCATCGAAGTCATCGACTGAGGAAAAAGGAGAATCACATGACAATGAGCAAGGCCCAGTTTCGGGCGACGAGGGAACGTTGCGGCATCAGCCAGCAGATGATGGCCGACCATTTCGGCAACAAGGTGCTGACCGTCAAAAGGTGGGAGAAGCCAGGCGAAGCGGAACCGCCGGAAGATGCGCAAGCATACCTATTGCACATGCTCGACCTGCATGTGCAGGCCGTCGAAGCGGCATTGGATGCGGTGAACGAAATGGAGGAAACACAAGGACACGCACCCAGCCATGTGGACCTGCTGTATTACCGCTCCCAGGAACACTACGACCGTTACGGGCGTGACAAAGGCGATTACGCGATCATCAATGCCCGCAGTAGGGAGATAGCCGCGATCCTCGAAGCGCAGGGTATCGAAGCGCGGTTCCGTTATCCTGAAGACGATGAAGCCGGTTTCCAGCGACTTGCGAATACGCGCTGAAACGCAAGAAAGCCCCTCCCCAGCATCAGCTGAGAGAGGGGCATGTGTAACATTTGACTGCAAAAACCGTCGAACGAGTCGTAAAAGGTCGGTTTCGCGGAAAAACCGCAAGAAAGCCCCTCCCCCAGCATCATGCTGAGAGAGGGGCAATATTCAGACTCGCGGTAGCATGTCATACAGTTTTTGAGTGTCCAATGTCACGCCATGCATTCGGCTGAAATCAGCCTCACCGCCGTGTATCCTGTCGGCCTTCACATCCTTCGTGAGTTCGCGTTTCCACTTCGTCCAAAAATCATCATGCTCTTTCTTGGTCATGATGATGATTCTACCGTGCGAAACACAAAAGCCCCTCCCCCAGCCATAGCTGAGAGAGGGGCAAATGTTAAAAAACGGGTGTAAAAAATTCCACGGACACTACAGTGCCGCAAATTTTTCCACACCCGAGTTTGAATTTCCGGCGCGAGTTTGAGTCTCACGCCAAAAAAAATCAATCACGGCGCAGCGGATTGTAGGCCACGCCAAGACCGCTGGCGATGAAGCCGGCGACGGTCGAGATGTAACCGCCGATGGCCGCGTCACCAAAGGTCATGAAGCCGAGGCCGACGCACGAAGCGATCAGACCGAGCACGTACACGACGGTGCGCACCTGCTTAGAAAAGACCGGAGTGTATGCGTCCGGCGCCTGGTTGTCCTGACCATCCTCACGCTCGTTGGTCAGATTATTGACGGTGGTCTCCAAAGTGGACGGTGCTGCATGCTGAGCCATTTAATCCTCCTTAGAATCGTCCCTGGTTGAGCGCCGACTGCAAGGCGCGTGCGGTCGCGGGGCCGAAGCTCGCATCCTGAGCCAGACCGTAATGACGCTGGATGGCGCGAATGGTGGCCGGACCGAGCAGGCCGTCAACGCCGCAGCCGAGTCGGCGCTGCACGGCGCGGATCAGGTCGCTGCCGCCTGTCCCGTAGCGGACCACGCTGGAGTCGATGGCCGGACGCCAGTAGGTGCGTTCGTCCGGCACCTGCTGGCCGCTGATGATGCCATCCACCGCGGTGCCCATCACCTGCTGCCAGCGGCGCACGGTGGCCGGGCCGACATTGCCGTCAACCGCGAGAGCGCCGGCGGAAGCCGAAGAGACGCCGCCGTAGCGGAGGTAGCAGTTCCACGGGTAGTTGTAGTAGCCCCTGATATTGGTTTCGCGGGCGGTCTGGTCTCCGGCCTTCCCGTAGGCGGTGCCACGCTCGCTGATGGACGCCTGTGCGAGCTTGCCGCCACCCAGGTAGACGGCTACGTGATGCACGTCGTTCAACAGGATGTCACCAGCCTGCGGATTGCCGTTCGCGGGCAGACGAGTCCACCCGCGCTTGGTCAGCTCGGAGGAGAGGTTGCCGGTGTAGGTGGCCGAGCCGGTGTCGAAACCCGCCTCGCGCAGGCAGTGGATCACCAGACTGGAACAATCGCAATTACCCCCCGAGGGGTTGAAGTTCCAACGGTCCGCCTGCGAATAGCCCAAGTTTGCCACGGCGCACCAGTAACGCATGCGGTTAATCAAAGCGCTTACGCTTGCCATGCTGCTAGTCCTCCAATCCCTCTACGGCCTTGGCCGCATCCTCCTCGGACACGACCTGAATGTTCTCGGGCGGCAGACTGTCGCCCTGCGGTGTCATTTCCGGCGTCATGGTCACTTCGTCCATGACGGCCTCCTTCCCGCCCCCAACGGGGCAATAGAAAAGGCCACCTCCGAAGAGATGGCCTTGTTTTTGGAAAAATCGATGTCAGCGCCTGTGCGCGCCGTGATTGAACATGATGATGAGCGCGAGCAGTAGCAGGTATGTGCCGCCTGCGATGGCTAGATGCGTCATTGCCTGTCCTCCAAATATTTTTCGGCTGCGGCGACTATCCAGCATTGCGCGTCCAATTTCTCAAGCTTCGACAGCTCGTAGCTGACGGCCTCGCTGTGGTCGGTGTCCTTGTCGCCGTAGATCAGGCTGATGATCGTGTTTTTGATCGTGTCGCGGCAGAGTTCGTCCATGCGGTCGTCGATTTTCGATGTCCGCTCTCCTAAAGTCCTGGTCTTGGCGAAATGCTGCGAGAGCGGCGAATCGTAAGGCAAGCGTTCCGGCCGCACGTGCGCGTACAATCCGGTGGCCAACGCGTCCAACGCGCCCGGCCAGACTTTAAGGCCGAGCGTGATGAGAGCGCACGCGCCACCAACACCACCAAACCCTGCTAAAAACGTTTGAAACACATCACATCTCCTTGAAATCGTTTAATCTTTTGGCATGGTGTCGCCATCGAAATAATTGCCCGGCAATCCCAACGAGACGAGCTGCTGCCACTGGTCTTGAGGCACGCACAAGCCCTTGCTCAGATTGACCGTGCAATTGTTCAGACCGACGAGAATGCCGTGAGTGGTGCTGGCGGCGGTGAAGACGTAATCCACGCGACCATTCGAACTGACCAGCCCACTATCACTGCCATTGGTGGTGAGGCGCAAGCGCGGATTGTCGCCACTCGTGGACAGCATGTAACAGACGACGCTCACATGGTATTTCACGCCCGCCGTCAACCCCGTGAAGGTGATGTCCGATGGTGTCGTGTTCGTCGTCTTGACGCTCACACCGCCTTTCGGCATGACGCAGTGATTAATGATGGAAGTCATGCCACCACCCCCATGAGGGTTAGGCGAGTGGCATCGTATCCCCGGTGAAATATCCGATGCTGTCGAGCAGGGTCTTGTTCGCCTGATACTCGGCAAACGTGCAGAGGAGCATATCTGTCACTGTAACGGTCGGATTGCCTGACTTGACGGAATAACTCATTGACACAGGATTGGGATTGTTGGAGATCATCGAGTATCCGATACGTTGGCTTGCGCTGATGTCGCCATTCACTCCGCTTATCGAGATCGTGCCGCCGGTGACGTTCACATAGACATTGATCCAATATTTCATCCCGATCTTGCTCGGGACGGGCGTGATATTCGTCCACATGCCTGCTCGCAAGGTGATGGTCGAGGATGGTTTCGCGCATAGGTTCGTCACCATCATCGGGCACCACCCGCCCGATAGTCGCTCCTACCGAAGTGGCATGGTGTCGCCGGTGAAGAAGCCCAGAAGCCCCCCCCCCGAGCGCCGCGTCATACGTGTCGGCGGCTTCCACGCTCAATTCGCTGATGGCCATACCGGAGGGGATGGCCAGGCGCGTGTCATTGGCGGTCGGGGTGAAGCGGATCGTATATTTCCCGACCGTCTGGGCACTTGGGTATTTGGCCGTGCCGCCGGAAAAGATGCCGATTGATTTATTCGTCGTATCGTTGCTGACGATCCTGTACGTGCACACGTATTCCACGCCGACCTCGCACGCGAAAGGCAGGTCGATGTATTCGCCTCTGGTGTTGGCCAGCGTGCCACCGGTCATGTACTTCGATATGTCGCCGCCCTTTTTGACGACATGGAAGCCGGTGGGGTCGAACTTTGGGTTCAGCCACAGGTTAATCCTCTGCATTCTCGTCTCCCTTCACGCTTTCGAGCACATCCTTGGGAATCAATTTCATGGCCGCGTTGAGCTGACTGGTCAGGATTGCGATCTGCTTGTTGAGTGAGCCGATTTGCGCGGAAAGAGAGTCGATGACGTCGTTCGCGTCGGCTGGAATCTGAGTCAAAATAAGTCTCCTTTTAATGCGAAACCCCCGCAATCCGTGTGGATTGCAGGGGTTGAAAAAATTGGAATGCTGGATTAGTCGGCGGCGGTCATCGTGTCGATACGAGTCACCGCCTTAAGCTCGTCGAGTGTGAGGGTGCGGCCGAGATTCGTCTTCACGTCCGTCAACGTCACGGACGTGCCCGTATCGTCGAACGTGGCCAGCACGCCACGCTGGTAGTCGCGCCACGATTCGGTAGTGCCGTCAGCGCTGGAAAACTCCAATCCGAGACGGCACAATTCCGCGCGCACCGACTCCTTCGGCGGACGCAAATCAAGCACGCCAGACGGCTCAGAGGACGTCACGGCAGTAGTGGTATCGGCAGTGGTTTCAGTGGTCTCATCGGTCATAATCAATCTCCTTATTGTTGGTTGTTTTGAGGTCGTGGCATGAGGGATTCATAAAAGCGCTCCTCGCACTCATCCAGTGCGGTCTGGCTGGACTCGTCCGATAGGAAAGCGTCAAGGCCCTCGATGTCCTTGGTGACGCTGATGTCAATGCCACTCGACGGCTCGGAATCAACATCATCAGCGGCCAGTGTGGCAATGAGATTCGCGTCCGTCTCATTCGACATGGTGGGCAGACTCATGCCCTCACGCGCCTTATTGCGCGCGGCGGTCAGCGGGTCATTCAACACTTCCCCATCAGCCGCAAGCATGCTCACGCCGGTGGCGGAATCATTCAGCGCGCTTTCCAAGGCCTCGTAAGCCCCCGTCCACACGCCCCTGCCGGTGGCGCGGTCGTACAGGCTCGTATCCTCCCTGCCCTGCATGATCGCCGCGATCGCCTCCCGAATCGAAGCAAAGCCGAGCAGCGCCTTCCACGAGACGAGCACATCGGGCGTGAAAACGAAACTGTCCGACCCGTTCACCGGCGGATCGCAGCGGATGATACACAATCCGTTATCATCCATTTCAAAAGTCGATGACAATATTTCCTCCAATCACTTGACCAAATAAGCCAGGAATTCCGCGTAAACATCCACCGGGCAAGGCTGGTCGGCGTTATACAGCTTCAATGTGAAGCCGCTCTGACCGCCCGTGTTAATCGGGTGCGCGATGATGCCCGCCCATTGTGAATCCGCGTTCGCGACGACGTAATAGTGGCCGTATTTCGTCGGGCTGAACGTGCAATCGACTTGCGTGGAAGCGCCGGCCGCAATCTTCGAGCCGGGATTCGGATACCACGCCTTCCACGCAGCCTGGGCATGGAACGTAGAACGGTTCGTGATGCCGCCAAGATAGCCGCCGAGATACACGTATCCGGTGCCGATGTTCGCGCCGACTCCGACCTCGCCGTTCGCGTCTTGCGCTTCGAGCCAGCACTTCGAACCGTTCGCGCTATCGCCGGCCAGAGTGAGGAAAGCGCTGCTTTTCTTGCTCTCGTCCGGCTCGTCGTAATCCGTGTTCGCCACGGCATGCACTCTGGATGTGACGCCGCCGCTGCCGGTACCGCCTTTCTTGCGCGGCTTCGATCTGAGAGACATGAACGCGGCGGGGTCGTTCTTGCTCACGTGTCCGCTCCACAAGTCCAGTTCGCCCATCGAGCCGACCTGATTCGACTGGATGACAGAAGCAATGGCCGGATGCGAAAAGTAGGCGGTGGACCCGTTGTAGGCCGGGAATTCGATGCCATCACCGGTGAAAGTCTCAGATCCGCCGATGATGTAGGTCTGATAATCCGGACTGATACGCACCCTGTGCCCGCTCGTGCGGGTTTGGAACGTGCCGGTCAGCACATTGCTCTTCCCCTCGCCGTCCAGGTAGACGGTGCGGTTGTGATTGCTGTCCCACATCTGCAAGGCCGTGCTATTGAGCTTCATGCCCGTGTTCGCCGCATCGCTGGACTGGAATATCGCGCCGGTGAACACATAGCCCTTGAATTGGCCCGCCGCCACCTTGTCGGACGTGATGGTGCCAGCCGCGATCTTGACGGCCGTCACACTGTTTGCCGCGAGCTTGTCGGCGGTTATGGCACCAGTCACAATCTTGGACGCATTGACCGAATTAGCAGCCAATTTGTCGGCATTCACGACACCAGCCGCCAAGGCAGCAGTGGTCACGGCATTAGCCGCAATCTCCCCGGCCTGAATCTTGTGGACGTTGAGCAAGGCCACGGTCATATCTTCCGTGACCTTGAGCTTCGCAGTGGTGACGCTGTTCGCGGCGAGCTTGTCTGATGTGATGGCCAGTGCGACGATGTTCCGAGCCTGCACCGAGTTGGCGGCGAGTTTCGCGGCGGTCACCGCATCAGCCACCAATTTCTCCGTCGTGACGGAGTTCGCGGCGAGCTTGTCCACTGTGATGGCATTGGCCTTGACCTTCTCGGCGGTCACGGAGTCGGCGGCGAGATGCTTCGCGGCCACCGTGCCAGCAGCGAGGATGTTGTTCGCCACGAGGTCGAATGGCTCGAATCTCGTACCGTCCCACGTCAGGACTTCCACCACACGATCGGACAAGGGCACCAAGACGCTCGGACTGTTGTTCGGCGCGCCCGTCCAATAAGTGTAGAAATCCGCGAGCATGGACGGCGAATTGTTCTTCTCGCCCTTCCACCTCGTCCAATATTTTTGGGTGCGCCACCACATGTCCCCCGGCTTCAAGCCATCATGATTCGGTTCGTCCGGGCCACGGTAGATCAGATTCTTTCCATCGGCGGTGGTCTGCGCCTTTTTAGCTGCGGCCTGCGCCTGATTCGCCTGTGACGCGGCGTTGGCGGCAGCGGTCGCAGCCTTGTCGGCGGTATCCTGAGCGGTCTTCGCAGCCGTATTGGCCTTGACAGCCGCATTGGCCGCATCAGTGGCGGCCTTATCGGTCACAGCCACCCAAGCACTACCACTCCAACGCTTCGGCGTGTTCGCGCCTCCAGTCGTGTCAATCCACAAGGTCGAAGCCTTGCGCATCGACGTGGCCGGCGCCGTGCTCTGAATCAGCACGTCGGCCTTGCCATTGGCCACGCCAGCGGCGGCAGCTGCTGCGGTATTGGCCTTCTGAGCTGCATTGGCCGCGTCGGTGGCGGATTGTGCCGCGCTGTCGGCGGTGGCCTTTGCTTGGGTCGCCACACTGGACGCATTCGCGGCAGTGGTCTTGGCATTGGCCGCGTCCGTCTTCGCGGTGGAAGCGTCCGTCTTGGCCGAAGCCGCGTCGGACTTGGCCGCATTGGCCGAAGCATTGGCCGTGTTCGCCAAAGTCTCCGCATTGCCGGCGGTCTTCTTGGCGCTTTCGGCGGCGGTCTGGGCGGCATTGGCCGCGTCCTTGGCCTGACCTGCGGTCGCGGTAGCGCTCTTCGCGGCAGTCTGAGCCGCATTGGCGGTATCCTGTGCCGTCTTCGCCGCACCATTCGCCGTATCAGCCGTGCCCTGCGCGTTCTTCGCGGCGGCAGCGGCATTCTCGGCGGTCTTCTTGGCGTCGGTGGTCTTCGCGGCGTTATCCGCGATGTCGGACTTCGCCTGAGCGATTTCGTCGGCATTGCGCTCCACGTCGGCATAGCCCATGTGGTTCCAAGCGGCACCATCCCAGACAAGCGTGTCAATCACACGATCGGACAAGGGCACAAGCACGGAAGGAGAATTATTGGCTTCGCCCTGCCAGTAGGTGTAAAAGTCGGCCAAGAGGCTCGGTGAGTTGTTTTTCTCGCCTTTCCACCTCGTCCAATACGCCTGCGTCTTGAGCCACAGGTCGCCGACGATCAGATTGTCCTTCGGCTCATCCGGCCCACGAAAAGTGTGATTCTTCGAGTGGGCTTCGGCATACGCCTGCGCCGCCGACTCCTTCGCCTTGCTGATCTCGCCGTTCGCGGTGGTCAGGTCGCTCTTGGTCTGCGCGATATCCTTCTGCGCCTGCGATAGGTCGGTCTTGGCTTGAGCGAGCGTCTGATTCGCCGCATCAAGATTAGACTTGTTGGACTGGATATCCTTCCGCGCCTGATCGAGCTTGGCCGTATTATCCTTCAACGCCGTCTGATTGTCAGCCAGGTCTTTTTGGATCTGCTTGACCTCTTCAGGCGAGACGGCGGAAGCCACGGTCACAGTGGCAATCGCAGACCAGTCAGACTTATTGCCAGCATGGTCCACGGAGCGCAGCGCATAAGAGTGCTGTGAGCCGCCCGTCAAACCGGTGATGACGTAATCGCCCTGCCCCGACTGGGTGGCGCTGATGACCTGCATTCCAGCCGCATTGATGCCCTCGCCCACCTCGATATGGTCGAAGTCAGGCTCCATCTGCGCGCCGGCAGCGGTCTTGCCGTCCCAGTGGATGGTGACCACGCCAAGCTCAGAGGAAAGCAACGGCTTGGATGGTACGGCGCATGGCGTCGTATCCGATTCGACGGTGGCCACGAAAACGCTCGACCATTCACCAAGCTTGTCCGAATACGTCGGCACAGCCCTGACGCGCACCTCGATTTGAGTGCCGCAATCCAAACCGCCGAAGCCAAGCTGCGTCTTATCAGTCGTGCCAGCGGAATGCCAGGGCGCGCCATCCACGTGCTTGCGCCACTCGACGGCATAATTGCCGATTTCGATGGCGGTGTTATTCGTCGCTTCGGTCACTGCAGACCACGAAGCCGTGGCCAGACCATGCGCGAAACCGTCGCTGCCGATATAGGCATCAGTCTGCACCACAAGACCAAGCGGAGCCTTCGGCACGCGATGGTCACGGTCTGACGAGGCGGTCGTGCCGCCCTCGCTGCCGGCCAATGCCGCGCCTCCTGTAATGCCCTTAATCTTCTTCGCCTGCTTGACCGAGGCATCATACTTGATATCGTTCAGAGCGATGCTGACGGATAGTCCCTCGCCCTGGCGCATGCTCAGGTCGATTTCCTGAACGCGCACCTTCTCCCCATGCGTGATGGTCGGAGCCGTAATCCAATCGCCAGCATGATAGTCGACGAGCGGCAGACTGTCCACGTCGGAAACGATGAGGTCGCGCGTGTACTGGCCACGCACCCTTGCCGAGTCATCCAAAGTCGACTGCATAAAGGCTTGAGCGGTGTCCTTGTCGGACACGCCACCCTGCGAGGCATAGGATTCCCACTTGCCCCAAGGCGTCGGCGCACTCGGATTGTCCATGCGGAAAAGCAGATTATTGTCACCCTCGACGAGGATCGTGCTGGCCAGATCCGCGATTGATTCCTCGTATGGAGCCTCGCCGATGTCACTGGCAAGCCGGAGCACGACCTGCTTGCTTAGATCGCGGCTCAATGCCCTGCTGTCCGCATTCCACAGTTTCAGCGTGCGGCCGGACGTGCGCCAGTCGCAGCCTCCACCATTGACCAGAGATGACAGGATCGTCTGCAGATCCGTGCCGAGGCTGTAGTAAAGCGTGTATTTCCTCGCCCATGCAGCGCCGCCCGCATCCTTCGCCGTATCGAAGCCGAGCGTCAGGCCGGTGGCCACGCCGCCACGCTGACGGTTCTCGTCAAGCATGGTCTTCAAAATCACGCCCGGATTAGCCGAATAAAATGGCCTCTTGCCTTTGTTGTCACCATCCGCGAGCAGATGCGAAGAATCGTTGTTCTCCGCCTTGCTCAGCAGCCAGCTGATCGACTGTCCGGAATAGGTGACGGTGCGCGTCCGGTCATCGGTCTTGCCGGAACGGCCCGTGATGACGAAACGCGCGTTGTCAGGCTCGCGATAGCCGGTTCCGTCAGACACTTCCACGGCCACCTCAAGACCATCGGTAAGCTCTCGGTCGAATGCCTGCGCGTCACCGGACAGCATCGAATACTCGATCGAGATGGCGCCATCATCATTGTGGAGCATGGACGCGCTGAAGCTCACCGGCTCCGCAAGGACGCCGATACGCGCGCCGAAAGGCCTGTAGGCCACGAGACGGGCATGAAGGGACTTTGCCATGAATCACTCCCAGGATTGCAAAAACCGGCAGACCACCTTGTCCGTGCCGCCGGTCTGTTTGATGGTGATGCGATAATCGCCGGAATCGATTGCAGGCCACACTTGCAGTGGCTCGGTGGTCCAGTCGACGCCATTCGACGCATCCGTGCCGCCCGACCATGCGTCGGCGTTGGCAGCCGTCCACGCCTTGCGATTGGCTGCATCGACGAAGAGGTAAGGTCGTGAGGCGTCGCGTTTGCCGCCCCACATGAGATTCGTGCCACTCACCGGATCTGAAATGGTCACGCCAGTGGCGGCACCGAAGCGCAATACCAGCGTGGTGATGGGCGCGTCCGACAGCCATCCGTCGGGAAGCGTGTCGAAAAGCATGGACGGCGAATTGTTCGGCAGTCCTGTCCAGCGTGTCCAATACCCCTTGTCGCTCGGCTCGGGAACCCCGCCCGGCAGCAGCCTGCCACCCGACGCGGCCAACGTCACCTCCTGCCACTGCACGCCACGCCAAAACACGTCCGGCAGTTGGAAAACGGCGGTCATGACGCGCAGATCACGGAACGGCCTCTCATCATCGTCCGGCTCGCAGCTCGTGCACACCGCTCTCGTGACCATGCTGCGCGAATAGCCGTCATCCGTTGTCTCCGTTTTGCCGAGCGTGAGCTTCGACGCATACAGGCACATGGCGCGGAAACGCGCGATCAGCGAATCGGAATCCGCACCCCACGCCGCCACCTTGACTGTCAGCTCCGGAGCATCCAACACCGGAATGGACGAGCCGACGATGAAGCCGTGCCGTCCTGGCACCTGCACGGTGTCAACGATCGGCGACAGCGCCGTGTAGTGCGTCGTGCCGACAAGCACGCGCATCCGCTCGGAATCGAGCGGCTGGCCGTTGAGAGAATAGCTGACCTTCATGCGCGAAACCTCCCAATCACCATTGCGGCATGGCCGCTGTCTGCAGCTTCTGCTGCGTGGAAATGCTCGTCGGCGCTATGGCCGGATAGTTGAACGTCTGCGTGATGTTCGTCACGCTCCCACCATTGCCGTAAGCTGCAGCGTTAACTCCACGCGAGGCGTTGGCGACGCCGACGGAATACGAGGCGTCCTGCGAAGGCAGAATGCCAGTCAATCGTCCGGCCGCCTTCTTCACCTTCGACGCGCTCTCGTCAATGCCGACCGCCATGCCCTCGCCGATCATCTCACCGACCTGATCGCGGAACACGCGTGACGGAGAATGGATGCCAAGCCTGCGTTTCACCCAATCCAACGCGTTCGTGGCCGCGTTGACAGCGGCAGTCACGAGCCTGCCTGCCGCGCCTGCGATGCCGGTCGCGATTCCGGTGATGATATTCAGTCCGACGCTACCCCAGTTAACCGATGTGAAACCGCGCATGATCTGGCCGACCATGCCGGGGATGGCGCCGATAAGCCGTGGAACCGACGAAATGAAACCGTTGGCCAGTGCGAAGAGCAGCTGTACGCCAGCCTGCAGGATCTGCGGGAGACGATTGATGATGCCACCGACCAGTTGTCCGATAAGGATCGGAGCCTTGCCTACCAAGTCCGGCATGGCGTTGATGAGGCCCTGCGCCAGTCCGAGGATAAGCTTCAAACCGCTGTCGATGATCTGCGGCAGGTTGTTGAGGATGCCTTGCACGAGGTTAAGGACGGCGTTGATGCCGATAGGGATGAGCTGCGGCAACTGGGCCGACAATCCATCCAGCAGCGTCGTCAGCACGGTCACCGCCGTGGACGCGATCTGAGGCAATGCCTGCACGATGCCCTGCAAGAGGTTCGTGACCATCGTCAATCCGGTTTGCAAAAACGACGGCAGGGTCGACGTGACCCACAATTGGAACTGGGCGAGCAGCTGGGGCAGGCTCGTCGAGATCCATGTCGTCGCGCTGGTCAGCAGCATCGTGCCGAGCTGTCCCAACGCTCCGAGCACTGGCGGAAGGATCTGCATGACCAGTGCCGGCAGCGTGCTGCCCAATGAGGAGAACAGTTGTGGCAGTGCGGCGGTGATGCCGGTGATGATCTGCGCGATGCGCGGACCCACGTTCTCGATGACCGTGCCGACCGAATCTACCAGCTGCTTGGTCAATCCGTTGATGTCGGCATTGTCCTTGCCGAGCTCCGCCAGCCAGTTCTGCCATGCGGCCTTCATCATGCCGACAGAGCCCTCGATGGTTGTCGCGGCCTCCTTGGCGGTGGTGCCGCTGATGCCCATCTGCTCCTGCATGATGTGGATCGCCTGCACCACGTCGGAGAACTTGTCGATGGACAGGTCGCCCATCTCCCCGTTCGCCTGCTTGACCTTGTTCGCGTCCTGGATCAGACGCTCCATCTCGGATTTCGTTCCGCCGTAGCCGAGCTTCAGATTGTCGAGCATGGCGTAGTTGCCGCGCGCCAGAGACTGGTAGGTCTGTTGGATGGACTCGATGTCGGTGCCCATCTTATTGGCGTTGTCCGACATGTCGACCATGGCGGTGTTGCCGAGTTCCGCGGCCTTCGCAGTGTCGCCGCCGAGCGAGCTGATCAGCGAGGCGGAAAAGCTCGTGACCTGCGTCATGTACTCGTTGGCGCTCACTCCGGCTGTCCGGTACGCTTCCGCCGCGTATTTCTGCACGGTGCCCGAAGCGTCCTTGAACAGCGTGTCCACGCCGCCGACGGCCTGCTCGTATGTCGCGTATGCGTCGAGAGCGCTCTTGCCGACGCCAGCCAAAGCCGCGACGGCGGTGCCGACGCCAGCCAGTCCGACCGTGGCGACGCCCTTCAGGGCGCCGACGGCCTTGCCCGACATGGAGCTGATCGCATTCCATGCGGTGTCTGCGCCGCTTTTGAGCTTGGAGCCTATCGCCGACGCGGCACTGCCGGCGGCCCCTGGAATCTGCGACAGCACGCCGCCGACCGCGCCGCCGACGTTGCCGAGATAGCCGCCGATGGCATTGCTGACGTTTTTGAAAGGTGCTGGTATCCTTGCCGCGATGGCCGAGCTCATCGACGAAAACTTTGCCGACAATGGCGCGGTAAGACGTGACGCGGTGGATTGCATGGCAGCGCCGGCAGCGCTCATGCCGTCGCGGGCTTTCGTGGCGATGCCGGAGAACGCCGACGTTGCTGCGTTTTTGACCCGTCCGAACGCGCCGGAGACCGGCTGGACGATGGTCGCGCCAAGATTCTTGAACGCCAATCCAAGCGAACCACTGCTGGAAGCGAGATTGTCCTGCGCGCCCTTGAGCGCCTTCTGCGCATCCTTCAACCGGTTCTCGGCCTGCGTCGCCCGGTCGGTCATGGTGGACAGCTTCAATCGAGCCTGTTCGAGCCTGATGGTCGCGGCCTCGGCCTGCGTGCTGCCCTCACCATGCTTGGCGATGGCATTGGCGACGCTCTCCTCGGCGGCACGCACCTGATTCGCCGCCGCCTTCTGCTGGAGCATGGCCTGACGGTATGCGGCCGTGGATTTCGCCACGTCACGCTCATAGGATTTCAGCACGTCAGCACTGAAATCGTTCGCCGACTGCTTGAAACCGGTTTTGAACGCGTGTCCGAACAGTCCGCCGCTTTTGCCGCCGTTCATGCTCGAATCGAAAGCCTTCGACGCGGCCTTGCCGCTCGCGCCGACCTCCTTGTTGACCACGCTGCGGAAACCCTTCATCGAGGGGAACACGCTGATGTGCGCGGAACCAAGTTCGCTGCCGAACGCCATGCGGCACCTCCACTATTCAGTTATTCAGTCTTCGTAAAGAGTCCGGAAAACCGGGCTCATGCCCTTGGTCTGTTCGCGCAGCCGCTCACGCTCGGCCTTCTCCCTATCCGCCCGCAATCGTTTCGCAAGCGAATCGAAAGGCTTCGGATACTCGTCGCTGCCAAGCGCGTAGACGACCGGTATCTCACCCCACCGGACCGGATAATCCAAGCCGTTGAGCTCCGCGCCCGTGTAGGATGACGGATCGCCGATAATCTGCTCGAGGAGCGCTATCGCGTCGCCGTAGCGGAGCCTGCCGCCAAGATCGGCCTGCAGACTCCACCCATGCGCCGTGAAATCGGCTCGGATCACGCTCCCGTGTTCGGCGAGCTGGCGGGAAAACCATTGGATTTTCCCAGTGAGGTGCCCTGCGCGCGCACCACCGCGTCGCCATAGTCGGACAGGAGGTTGAACACGACCTGCACCGGTTCGCCGTTCAGCTGCTCCGCCTGCTTGTCGCCAGCGAAGGCGCTCAGCATGCGCTTGAGCTGTTCGACGCTCTCCGTATCATCGGACGTGTTCGAAAGTCTCGTGAAATCGTCGATGCTCATCGACAGTGGAAGCTTGTACGTGCGACCGCCGGGCACGAGCGCCCAATACACATCGCCCTTGATGATGTGGCGCACCTTGTAGTTTTGCGCGATGGAGGCGAACGCCTCCTCATCGTTTTTTTCCGTCCACTGGTCGAAATCCTCGACGGTCGGTTTGAAGTCGGTGGAAGTTGAAGTCATTGTCTTGTCCTATCTGCTTTTCGCCTGCCTGCCGTGAAAAAAGAAGATTCCCGGACCGCGCAGACAGGCGAGATAGACGGTCCGGGAAGATTTTCGTCCGCCGGTCAGGCGGCGCGTGCGGTGACGGTGACAGTCAGATCGGGTGAGGTCACGCCGTCGTATGTGGCGTTGATCCTCGCGCTCCCGGCCTTGACGGCGGTGAGCGTGCCGCCATCGACGGTCGCCACGCCTGCATCCTTGGACTTGAACGTGGCCTGTCCGGTCACGTCCACGGTGGTCTTGTCCACATGGGTGGCGACGGCCTTGAGCGCGAGCTTCGCGCCTTGGACGACCGACGGCCTCGTATTGCCGTCAGCCGAGGTCACGGCCACCGCCGTCACGCTTTTGGGTCGTACCAGCTTTCGATCCAGCGGGTGTTCGGATGCTCCGCATCCACATACAGCGGATCCTTCATCCATTCGACGGTCAATGCTCGCCCTGTGACCGAGCCACGCTCCTGCTGGTCCGGCTCGTTGCCGGTGACCTGCATGACGCCGGCACGACGGTGCACACGACCAGTGTCGAAAGTCTCCTCCTCATACACCATCCACTTCGCATCCTGGATGATGTCGGCCACGTGGTAGACGCCCTGGGCGTCCGGCTCGCCGATGGTGATCTTGCGGGTCAGCGCGTTGTTTTCGGCCGGGCTGAAAGTCTGCGTGAGGCTGGTCGCTAACGGCAGCTTTTTGTAACCGTCCTGCAAAAACTCGATGGGGTCGTCGCCGTCGCGCGAATCCTGGTTGCCGCCGTCGGACTTGACGAGTCCGATGCATGCGGTCGACCGATTGTAGGCGGCCGGAAGTTCCGGCGTTGCATTGCTGGGTGCGATCATCTCCGGCGTGATTTTGTTTTCGGTGGAGTACGGGACGATCATGATGGCTGCGGTGACAAGCGCCTCCACCTGTCCCAGATCCATGCCTTGACTGTCTTTGGCCATGGCGTTTCCTTTCTTAGGGTTGTCTGATTCCGGCCGTCGAATATTCGGCGGTCATGTAGTAGTGGCACCATGCCGCGTCCTCTCCGACCGGGTACGGGCCGTTGCATCCGTCGGGCACGACGGCGCAGATGCGGCTGCCTTCGGCGAATCCGATGAGGATGCCGGGCTCTCCGGTCAGCACGCCGTACACGCGGGCCGCCAGATCACGGCATGGTTTCGTATCGTTGCGCGTCCATCCGAGCACGTTGACGCCTATCGACCTGTCGAACGTCACGCGGTTGGCGGATTGCGTGCCGCCGTCATCACGCACGACCACGAGCGGATAGGAACCGTCGTAACCGTCAGGGATACGGTTTCCGACCTGCAGGCCGGGGATGTCCGTGATGTTGGAGCGCAGCCATCCGGTGAGGAATAGTTCGAGGTCGGGTGGGATGACGCTTGCCATCAGACCCTCGCCTTCTTCAGCGCCTTGGCCAGATTGCCGGTCTGCGCCTCCACGAGCAGGGTCTTCGGGTCGTGGCCGACGACCATGACGGTCGTTCGGTGCTCCCTTTTAACCTCTTCGATTCCAAGTCCGTCGCGGTATGCGCCGGTATCGACCGGAGCGGACGCCTTCGCGTAGGCGAGGGCCCTGTTCGCGGCCAGCGTGGTGAGCGACTTGACTCCCGCGCTATTGAGAATCTCGTCGAAAAATTTCTGGTTGAAGTCGACCGATATCCTGCTTTTCGCCATTTGTTCAGCCCTTTCTCTCCGTCAGACGGCATTCCAAGGTCGGACGCCAGCCGGTGAATGCGTTCGCGTCCTTCGAGGGGAATCCGTCGACTTCCCACAAGCGTCCGTCGTCGGGGTCTGCGCGGATCCGGTCGCCGATTTTCACGTCGGCTGTCGGATCAGGGATGGTGAGGTACGCCGTTGATTCGGTTTGTGTGTCGAGCGTGTCCGGCGTGCGGATGCTGGAGCTGGATGAGAGGGCGCCCATGATGGCGAGCTCGTCCGGAGGCACGCTCCAGTCTGGCTCGTTCTGCGCCGGATTGTACGGGTTGGCCTTGCGTTTGGCGCGCAGTCGCCGCCACTTGGTCACGCCCGGCATACGCCATCCGCCGCCACCGGCATTCATGTCGTCAAGCAGGCTCATGGCAATCCTCCAAGCCTGTAGGGTTTGAGCTTGTCCTTCTCCGCCTGCATGAGCGACACCACGTCGAAGCTCGCGCTGGAGCCGTTGGTGGACTGCGAGGTGACGAGCCCGACCGGACTCATGCCAGCTCGCTTCGCGGCGCTGATGAGCACCTGCTGCACGTCCGGCGCGTCATCATAGCCGGCATGGATCGCGTAGCGGATGGCCGCAACACCGACCGGAAAGCCACCGGAAAGCGACTCCACAAGACCCGTCTCAGGGTCATAGGCGTAAGCCAGCTTGTTGCCGTCGCGGTCGGTCAATGATTCGATGCTCGTCACATGACGGGCTGGCAGTCGAATAACCGTGCCGCCACGCGAGTTGATGACGCCTGACAATGCCACGTTCGGCATGACATGCCAACCGCATTCGCGGCGGATGGCCGACTGCGCGGCCCTGAGCCGGAAGGCGGCATCATCCTCGAAAGCCGAAGGGTCGGCAATCATGTCAGGAATCACATTCACATCACTCATGCCGACCTCCACGCTTACTCTGCAGCCATCAGGCCAGCCGCAATCAGAGAATTGACCAGGGCGTCGAATTCGCTCTTGGTTGGTGTGGCGCCGGCGGCCAAAGCCACATGCGTTGCAGGCTTCACTGCAGCGCTGCCAATATCGGTCGGCTTGCCGTTGGCCCCGACGAAGACCACATCGGCCACGTGGGCATTCGGGTCAAGTTTCGCCGCCGAGGCTGGAATCACTCGAAACTGTCGAGCCATATCACGTCTCCTTACTTAAGGGTCAGCTTGACGAAAGCCTTCGGCTTGCGCACGGCCAAAGCCACACGCTCCTTGGCGCGAATGGTCACCAGATCGGAGATGAAGTCGGTGTCATTGGAATTGGTGGCCTCGACCGTCACGCCGCCCTTGCGATAGAAGGTGGCAGCGCCCTTAAAGGAGCCGACGATAGCTGTGCCGGCGTCGACAGCGGGAGTCACCACGGTGTCCAGACCCCAGAGGCGCGGAGTGATGGTCAGCGCGCCGCCATTCACGCCGTAGAACGGTCCACCGCCGATGAAATTGCCATCATTGTCCTTCTTCAATCGAATGGCCTCATAGTCTGTCGGATTGATGACAAGGGCATCCGGCATCATGCCGGTCGTGGTGGAGATCATCGACTGCGCGTGCAGTACGGCAACGTCATTGCCGGCGTCGGTAGCGGTGTATGACTGGATTCCTTCACGATTCAGCAGGCCCTTGATGTTCTTGCCGGTGCCGTCGCCGTTGAGCAGCTGCTTCTCCTCGGCGATGCTCAGATCGTAGAGCAGACGTCCATCGATGTCGGACTTTAGGAATTCGAGGTCGGTGACCATGTCGTTGGATTCCTTGATGAATCCAGCGATTGTGGATAATGCGTCGGTGTGCTCTGTCGCGTCGGCGTAATGGATCTGACTGAATTTCTCGCCTTCGCCGACGGTTTCGAAATCGCCTTCCTTTTCGCCTTCCACGTAGTAGATGATGGCCTGTCCGCTTATCGCGCCGACACCGAATAGGTTGGTGATGGTCGGACGGCGGTAAGCCTGGACGAAATTCGGGTCCACGTATGTCAACAGGGAGCCGTACACGCCGGACGGTCCGCTGGTAACCTGCGTGTCAGTGTTGGCCTTGCGGTGCGGAACCCATTCCGGTGCTGCGATTGACGCTCCCGAAACTCCCTTTATCTTTGCCAGCTGTTCGCCGATGTTCTTCACGACGAAATCGCCAAGAGATTCGCCGGATGCGGCTCCGCTCTTCTGTGTGTCCGCCAGATTGTCGGTCAATCCCGCGAAACGCTTATGCACCGCATCCACCGTTTCGATGGAATCCTGCAATTCGTGCGCTTCGGCGTTCAGACCCTTCAGCTTCTCGATGTCGGAAGCGGTGAGATTATCCTCGCCCTTGGCCAGCACCGCTTCGATGGCGGCCTTGGTCTTGGCGAGACGATCATTGAAACTCATTTGGTCTCCTTGTTGTCCTTGCCGCCAGTGACCAGTTCACGGGCGGATTTGATTACATTCAGACGCTCGGCCTTCTCAGCTTCCGCGTCCCTACCCTTATTAGGGGCAAGCTTCTTATCCTGTTGCTCGCCGGTCTTGGAATCATCCGGCTTATCTTCGTCGGAAGTGCTGGAATTGTCGGAATCGATGCTTTCCAGCGCCTCGTTCAGCGACGCCAATGCAGCACGAAGCTTCTCCTCGTTGGCGGAGCTGATGGCGCGACCTGACTTCACCGCCAGAATCTCGGCCTGCTGGTTCGCGGCCACCGGCACCACGCTGATCTCGAAAAGCTTGATCTGCTGGAATTCGGAATGGCCGCCCCACGGGCCGTCGCCTTTTTCCGTGATCCACGCGGTCTTCGTCGGCACGAAGCCGATGCTCATCTGATGGACCCTGCCATCCTTGAGCAGGTCGTAAGCCTGCTGGGCGGTTGGATTATCCTCGATGTCGAGCTGGGCCGAGATGAGCAGGCCCTTCTCGTCCTCGACGGCGCTCAAGGTGCGTCCGATGATGTCGGTCGGCTTGCCGTCCTGATGGTTCCAATGGATCGGGATGCCGGCTCCGCCGGCGTAGTCCTTCTCCAAGGTCTCCGCGAAAGCGCCTTTGGCGATCACGTCACCCTGCAGGTCCTTGTTGCCGAAAGTGCTGGCGTAGCCGCTGAAAACGCCTTCGCCAGCCGAATCATCCAAGGATTTCACGTTGAATCTGAGCTGTTTGAGATTCACTGTCCTTCTCCGTTCACTGGATTGTTCTGTTGCGCGTTCTGCGTCCTGCCGCCATCCTGCGGGCTGGGCTGTCCGCCGGTTGCCACATTCAATGGCGTCACCAATTCGTCGCCACCATCGAGCTTCGGATAGTTGAGGATGCGCCGCGCCTCGTTCGTGGTCATGAAGCTGCGCCCCGTGGCCGTGCTGAGCGCCTGATACTGCTCGGAGAACGTGCCGCGAAGCTTCGCATCCACATTCGCTTCGATGTAGGCGTCCGGCTGGCCGAGCGCGTCAGGCAGCAGCAGATTGAGCGACTGTTCGAACGCCACGATGTACGGCATCAATTCCACATTCCACATCTGCTCCTTGAAGGAAGCGATGTTGGAATTCGTGCCGCTGCGAAAGCCAAGATTCTCCGGCGCGATATGGAAAGCGTTGGCCACGTCTATGCGAATTCTGTCCCTCGCATCAATGTCCTGCATGTCGATCGGCTTGAACGCGTCCACTGTCTTGATTTCCATGCCGTCGTTGAGCAGGGGCCAGCCACCGGCGAGATTGCCTCCAGCCTTGTAATTGCGCATGCCCTGCACGAATTCGTCCTGCGCCTCCTGCGACGGCCACGGCATCTCCTTCGGACGCGAGATGTACGCCGGAATCTGACCGCCGTTCTTCGCTATCGCACGACGATATTCGGCCATCTCACGCGCCTCCGCCAAAAGCGGTGCGAGAGTGCCGGACACCGGAGAACCGCCGATGCCGGACGTGCTATAGCCCACATCAAGCAGAATCTGCGGGTCTGGCAGCTTGAAATACTGGCTTCCTTCCGGCTGTCCGGTACTGATCTGCACGCCGGTGATCTCATCAAGAGTATTGCCGGAAAGCGTGAAATTCTGCACCGGAATACGCCGCAGCCACAATCTGCCGGACTGCCTGTCAGCATCGAGCAGGCACAGCCACCGATCATTGAGCAGGCCATCGCAGAGCAGCGAGTAGAAGAATCGGTAACGTGTCATGCCAGGAAGAACGCTCGGCTTTGCCATCAACTGCGCCAAAGGGCTTGTCGTGTCCTCCACGCGGTCACCGTCAGGCTGGCGAGTGTAGACCTTGAATGGCATGCTGGCGATATTCCGCGCGATATGGTCGATGACGGTGCGTACCGCCGCCTCTCGTTCGTAGACTCCGGCGCCGAACCAGTCGATTGGAATCTGCGCCACCTGTGAAATGTTCACTGGCGATTCGGAGAACTTCTGGGCCACGGATACCGGGCTTTTCTTGAGCCATCTGGAAAAGAACCCCATGAAACCTCCTCACTGGGTCATACGACTGCGAAATGGGTCACGCTCGGCGCATATTTCGGTGTCTCCGCTTCGACTTGCATGGTCTCCAACGCGTACAATGCCTGCGATTCGGCAACCAAGCCGGAAATCTGCAATGCTGATTTCGTCCTGTCCCACGCCTCGACCTCGCCAAGACGCCGTGACACGGCCACGGAAACCTGCTGTTCGATGGCGGGCTGCGGCAAATGCCGCAACTTCCCCTCACGCACACGGTCCAGGAAGCGGCCACAGCACGCGCCCAAACGAAAGCCCTCGATGAGATGCACGTTCCAGCCTTTTTCGGTGAGCGGGTCGATGAAATCGACTGCCGGACAGCCCTTCGACTGCACAGCAATCTCACAAATGCCCGGCCAGCTCTCACGAAGCAGATCCAAAAAGTGCGGCACCCACAGCATGCCGTCACGGCGAGCAATCAACTCCACGTGTGGCAACCCGTCCGCACGCATTCCGGCAGCGGCCACATACGTGGTCTTACGGTCCGCGCTCGTATCCACGGACAGCACCACTCGATTCTCGTCCGGAATCGTGGAACGCGAATCAAGGCCGCTGGCCCACATTTTCGGATTGATGAAAGGAATGATGTCAGCCGTGACCCACTGGCACAGGACCTCGGTGCGGAACGCGGCCTCGGTCATGCCGTCAATATCCGAACGGACGCTCATGACGGTCATCGGCCCATAGCCGAGCGACGGATTCGCCTGCCGGATAGCGTCGGCATCATCCACCGGACACTTGTCAGGGGCGCTCCACTCGAAATATCCGAAAGAGCCGTCCTGCTCGCCGGACAGGAACACGTCGGCCGGATTGCCACCGTCGGCGCTCAGGCGCGCCCACTCGTCAACAAGCTTACGGCCCTTATCCACCTGCTTGCGAAGCGCGACGGAACGATAGTCGCCAGCGTTCGAAATGCCCCACAACTGGCTCGACCACACGGCCTTCGTGGTCTGACTGACAGCATTCCAGCCATCGTCCGTATGCTGCTCACGCAACTCATCGAACACCACACGGGCAGCGCTCTTCGCGCGAATATTCTTATCCGCGCGGACGATATACCGGGCTTTGCTCCTCGTGATGATCGCTTCCTCGCCGTTCGTGTTGACGAATTTCTGCGTCATCGCGGCGAGATCCGGAATCACCAGATCCGCTTCCTCATCGGTAGAAGGCTGAGGATTGCACCATTCCTTGACCTGATTGTAAGGGCCTTTCGCATTGTCCAACGTCTGCGCCGCACCTACCACCAGAAACTTCACCGGCGGCACCCTGTCCGGATGCTTGTTCGAGTCCACGAACAGCCACCATGCGGCCAAAACGCCCATCAGCGTTGTCTTGCCGTTCTGTCTGGCCACCAGAACGATGACCTTGCGGAAACGATACGAACCGTCCTCAAGCAGTTCGAGCGCATGCACTAAAAGCCACTGCTGCCACGGGTAAAGATGCACGTGCAGCATGATCTCCGCGAACGCGATAACCGCGAAACCATTGCTCGTCTCCCTCGTCAACGGGCGCAACGGCGGCGTGAAGATACGCGGCAGGGTCACGCCATGTCTCTCGTCATCGATGGCACCAAAAACCGTAAGATTCTCAGCCACCATCGGACACCACCTCTCAGCCGAACCGCTTCATGAAATCATCCATCGCGATAACCTTGTCGCTCTTCGCTTCCTCAGCCCTGACTTCGGGCTTCTGCCTGGCCGGACGCCCGACCTTCGCTGGAGCGTCCAAAGTCAATCCGAGAGACTGGCAGTATTTCAGGAAAGTCGGCAGAGTCACATTGTCGATCTTCCCGTTCTCGTCAACGAATCCGGTGGCATTCAGGAAGTCAATCCGACCAGCCAGTACGCGGGCGGCCGCGACCACTGCGGAATTCACGGCCTTCAGCCCATCGGCGTTCTTCAATGAGCGCTCCAAAGCCTCCGCCACATTATGGCTCGGGAATTTCACCGACATACTTCACCTCGAATCTGCAATCGCGCGCGCGACCCCCGTTCAATTTCGGCCATCGGGGAGAGGAAGACCAACCACGCGGGACGTCTTGCACCCTCGCGTTGGTTTTACGATTTCACCGCCCCTACCCCGTTTGGGTCGGTTTCGAATGCTGTTTGGAATGCGTTGATTGCGTTTGTGAAGCGTGTGATGAGTTCGTCTGCGCTTGGTGGCTTGGGCGTGATGAGTGTGGTGTATGCGTCTCCGACCATGAAGGTGTTGACCTCGTTGTGGGTGACGTTGATTGGGATGTTGACGGTGAATGAGCTGATTGGGAATGTCTTGTCGCTGATTGTGGCAGTGAGCTCTAGTGTGACTGGCTGCTGTGGCATCATTGCCTCCTTGCTCATGCTGTTGTTATCCATTGTCTTGAGAGCACGCCGATTGGTGCTGGCGGGTCACTGTTGCCTCTTAGTCGGTTGCAGCTGGTGTGGCTTGGTTTGAAGCCTGCTGGGTCGAATTGGAGTTCGGGGTGCTTGCTGACTGGGAACATGTGATCGAGGTTGAATGAGTCATCTGTGGTGTTCTTGACTGCGTTGTAGTCGATTGGCATACCACACAACCAGCAGACCGCATGCTGTGCCTTGCATTGTGTGAAGAATGCGGCCTTGTCTTTTTCGAATTGGCGGCTTGTCTTGCGCGTTCTTCCTGGCATGTGGTCACCGCCTTGTGGTGCTTCGGGCTGGAGTCGAACCAGCGCTTGTGTGAGGTGCACTGTCTTTATCATCACGGGCATTCGATTTAAAGAAGTAGGAAGCCATGGCCGGTCTGTTCCGTCCTCTGGTATCTGTGCTATCCCTTGTGCTCTGCCACTGAGCTACCGAAGCTGAATATGAAAAATGGTCCAACCATTTCCGGCTGAACCATTTCATTTTACAAACATACGACAGTATAGCATTTTAATTGTGACAGTCAAGCATGGCTGTGAGTTCTCCGAGGTTGAACACGTACTCTCCTTTGTGTTTTGTCGGCGTGGCGTGGAGTTTGCCTCTGGTGAGCCATTGGCGGATCTGGTCGCTTGTGCAGTGGATGTCCATTTTGGCGAGGCATCTTGCGACTTCGACTGGTTTTCCGGTGTATTCGAGTTGCCAGAGTTTGTTGTCGCGTGTGGCTTTGATGGCTTGGACTCCGCCTTGCCATTTGCAGTGCGGGCATGTCCATTCGTCGGCCTGTGGCGTGCTGGCGGCTTGGTGGCCGCATTTTGGGCAGGTGCCGATGATGACCATGGCTTCTTCCGGCGTCAACGCTTGTTCGTTGCGTCTGGTGATGTGTTCCAGGGCGATGTAGTCGTCTGCTGCGGTTGGCATGTTCAATATGGTGTGCCGGTTGCTGATGATGGCATACCATGCTTTACGCCAATCGTATGCGGCGTATGCGGCGCGTATTTTGCCTGCCTGTTCCGCCAACCATGCTTCGCTGTCTGCGATGAGGTCTTGAGCGTGGGTGTCGATTGGCATTGGCGCGTTGCCTCGGCTTGGCGTGTGTGTTGGGGTGCCGATGCGGGCCTGTCGGAGCATGATGCTTCGCAGGGCGGGCAGTTGGACGTGGCCGAGTTGGCGGATGGCCTGCCAGTAGGTTTCGCGGCAGCTGGCGCAGAGCAGGTTCGCCGCCGCCGGTTTCATGGGCTTGTGGCAGTGCTGGCAGTCGGTCAAAGTCTGGTCTCCTTGTCGTACTGGTGGATGATGGCCGCGACTTCGGCTTTCGGCACTTGCGGCACGAGCGGTGCGATTTCGTCTAGTGCATAGCCTGCCTGATGCCATTTGACGATCATGTCCATGAGGGTTTTCTTCACTTTCATTTCGTTTCTTTCTTTGTTTTGACTGTGAATGCGGCCAGTCCGGTATCGGCATGGAACACCTTGACCGGTTCGCCAGTCCTCAAGGACACGGCCTGCGCGTAGTCGCCGGCATCGTCGATGTCCTCGAATGTTCTGACGCCTTCCGTGGTGACGACGTTGTAGCTCATCTTGCCGGCTCCTTGTATGGGTTTTCGCTTGTATATTGCGGGAAGTCGCATTCCTAGTCTTTC